GCCGGAGCATCGCCGCCCGGCTCGCGGCCATCGATGCCGAGGTGGACCGCATTGGATTCATCACGGTGCTCTACAAGGCTGACACGGTAGATGGGAAGGTCCAACTGACCGAACAGCGGGTCGGCTTCGAGGTCACCGACAAGTCCTCCCTTGGACGGCTCTGTCAGGCGTATGTGGCTCAGGGAGGCAATCCCCTCGATATCTCGCCGTTCATGTATCCCGACGCCACCGAAGCTATTGAGGAGGACGCCGAGGGCAATGCCACCGAGTCCGTTGAGAGATACCCTCACGGCGGCGTCGTGGCTCCCAAGTCGGTCGAGTACAACGACCCCACCCCCAAGGAGGGCGAGAACACCGGCTTCGGGGAGTATCAGGGTGGCTACCTCAACACTGACCGCTTCTATGCCCCCCGGATGGGTGGTCGCATGAGCAAGGGGGCCTTCGACTCCGACACCATCACCCGTTACATGCACTCGATGCGACGGTGGGCCAGCCAGGAGATCAAGGAGCGTCTTCAGGACATCGAGTGGCGCATCATCAAGCTCTCCGACCTGCGAGAACAGCTCCTCAAGGAGCGGGATGAAGTGCTCGTGGCAGCCTTTGGAGGGGCACTCACGGGTGTTGGGGACTTCGATGAAGCCCGGTTTGACCGGGACCTCCAGGTCCAGAACCTTGTCCAGGACATGTACGAGAGACTCTACGAGGTCGAGGCCGATGGAAAGGTGCGGTCGTTCAGCGCCACGGACCCGGTGGCCTTCTTGAACTTCACCTTTGAGGACGAACCCTCTGAAATCAGAGATCCTTTGGGCGGCTGACGATGCTTTTGGGTCGGTGTCTCGTCTATATGCCTCAGTCAGTGAGGTGAGGTGCTATGTCACAGGACTTCCAGCTAGCTTGGCCGTGCCCCCACATGACGATGGAGGAAGTGGTCCCACTGGGGTCTGATCGGCGGTCTCTGCCGACTCGTCAGCCCGTGGCCGGTGCTGGAACCGTCCGCATCCTCGCCAATAATGAAATCTTCATCCCCCAGGCCGGACTCTACTCGGTCGGGCAGCTTTACTCCGCCATTTCGGGGCCTTACGACGTGACCGAGAACGAGGACACCCTGACAATCAGGTCTCCTCGGGGGTCAGAGACCTTCACCTTCGGCGTCACTGGGACCCGGAGGCTCTCGACGGACCAGATCATCCAGGCGATGCTCAAGCAGAAGCTCTCCGTCGTGCTGGCCGAGAACTCGAACGGGCATCTTCTGTTCAGCGACACCTCGACGGTCGGCCCAGACTCGTTCGTGCAGGTGGGCGGCACGATGGCAGCCACCTTGGGTTTCGGGGCTGGACCGTGTGCCACGGTGGGCTACCAGTATCGGGCGCAGGGACAGCTCATCTACCCAAGCTGGAGTATGGCATCGAGGCCCGACACCATCACTAACCGCTTCCCGAAGTTCAACTTCCCGGTCCGGGGCAACCCGATGCTCAAGGTGACCTATTCAGTCCCGGTCCAGCGGTGTCTCCGGTGCAAGGCCACCTACGTCGAGAACGACTACCGCTTCACCGAGGACGGCAAGGCTCTGCTCATCCAGGATGAGAACCTGCTCTACCAGGCATCCCTGAAGATCCTCCTGACTGACCTGGGGAGCAATCCTTACCATGCCTGGTATGGGACGGCCATCCGCTCTCGTATCGGCTCCAAGGCCCTGGCTGGAGTGACGGCTCTCTTGAGTGATGACGTGCGCCAGGCACTCGGTAAGCTCCAGACGTTGCAGGAGAACCAGGCCGATTATCAGACTGTGACGTTCAAGGAACGCCTCTACTCGGTCGTGGCGGTCAATGTGCTCCCCCACCAGCAGGACCCGACCACCTATCTCATCGACGTGGTGGTTCAGAATGCTTCCGGGGAGCCTATCGAATTGAGCATCGTGTTCACCGTGCCCAGCGTGGTGGCCCTCATGGGGAGCAACGGACTCATGCTTGGGACTGAGGCTGCGGGACTCGGTGCGAGCCGCATCAATGTCCCCAACGGGGCGCGGCTTCTGACGGACGGGAGCTGACATGGCGACAGCCGCGAACAAGACTCCTCGCTTCCTGGGACCCGATGGTGTCCTGCGCGAGAACTACATCTTCACCACTGACCTCTCCTACCGCTTCTTCCACGGCGTCATGTCGCCGGACACGGCGGACATGCAGGTGTCCATCAGGGGTAGCGGCTTCACTTCGGACCCCGACAGCATCGTCTTCGAGGGCGACACCTTCACCGTTCCCAACCCCTCGGCCTATCCCGAGGGCCTCCAGCTCTTTGCGGGTGGCAATGTCATTGAAGTCCGGTCCATCCTGACCAGCGGTGCGGTCACGGCTTCAGGCATGGTTCAAGCAGAGCTGTCCCTGGAGCGGGACATCAAGGCGAGTGTCATCGCTCCCTCGGGCGTCTTCGTGGAGCGCAAGGACCGGGTGGTCACTGTCACGGTCGAGGGGCTGGAAGACCCCAACGTCACAGGCTACCACTTCTACGCCGCCACGGAGCCAGGTGGTGGCACCACGGGATACAAGCGCATCAACCCCACCGAGGTCATCTCCAGCGAAACAATCGAAGACGAGACTGTGCTGGCCGAGATGACCGTGGATTCGCTCATTGCCACCAACGAGGATGGCAGCCAGGCCGCAGATCCGCTGTTCTATCGGGTCGTCGGGGAGCAGACCAACCAGATCGGGACGGTCATCCAGACGGACTTTGATCAAGCCGTGGAGGTGCCCGAGGTCGTTCGCCGGGTCAAGACCACGGTGAACATCAACTCTATCCGTCAGGTGCAGCAGTTCTCGTTCACCCATGACCGCCGGGCGACCCCGAACTCGTCTCCGTATCCGGCGCTGCCGAACTCCGAGTTCAACGCGCTGCCCGAGGAGGAGCCGCTCTACTACGTGGTGACGGCGGTGTACTTCATCAACAATGTGGAGTACGAGTCCTCGTTCTCTCCCGAGGTCGCAGCTTCTCCGCTGATCGTGACCCCCGCCATCTCGGCGTTGCCCACGGTCAGCCGCCAGCAGATCGTCCGGGACACGGTGCTATCCATCAACCGGACGCACCCCGAGATCGATGTGAAGCCGGGAGCCGTGGAGCGGGATGTCTTCATCGACCCGTTCTCGACCGAGGCGGAGCGCATCCGGTTCATCGTCAACTTCATGCAAGCAGCCCAGAGCTTTGCCACCCTGCTCGTGATCGATGACCCCGGCTTCTCGGGGTCATCCATCCCGGTCAACCAGTCCTCCTACAAGCTCGCGCTGAAGCAGGCGTTCTTCCTCCGGACCAATGACGACGTGCAGAACATGATCGACAACATGTTCGACCAGCTCGCGGCCCGGCGCGGGGTCACACGTCGTCCAGGGAATCGGTCGAGGGGCGAGGTCACCTACTACACGACCCAGCGTCCCGACACGACCCGCTTCATGCCCATCGGCACCATCCTGGCCAGCGGTGGTGTGCGCTTCCGTTCGACTTCAGCAGCCCAGATCACCACGAACGGTGCCCAGACTACCTACAACCCCCAGACAGGGCGCTTCTCGGCCCGTGCCTTCTTCCAGGCCGAGTCCTACGGCACGGCGGGCAACGTCGCCGCCGGGCAGATCAGCAGCATCGTCAGTGGCCCTTCGGGCGTCCAGGTGGTCAACGAGGGCGCAGCCTTCGGTGGCCGTGACCAGGAGAGCAACCGAGACCTGGCTGCCCGTGCTGACCGGGTGTTGGCTTCCGTGGACTCAGGCACCTACCAAGGCTACATCCAGAACGCCATTGAGGTGCCCGGAGTGCTCCAGGTCATCGTGGTGGATGCCGACAGCACCCTGATGATGCGTGACTTCAACCCCGTGACCGACAAGCACGTCGGCGGCAAGGTGGACGTGTGGATTCGCGGGGAGAACCTGTCGTCGGTCACCGACGCTTTTGCCTTCTCCTTTGAGATCGTCCGCCGGGGCCAGTTCGAGCCAGTGGGGAACATCCAGAACCTCAAGTTCCGGGCCATCAATACGGACATCACTGCCGACAATCCCATCATCGAGATGCTCGATAACCCTGACTGGGGCTACGA